CAAGCTGGCCGCAAACTCCGTCGAGACCGCCAAGATCACTGACCTGAACGTGACCACAGGAAAGCTGGCTGACCTGGCCGTGACTACAAGCAAGATCGCTGACCTGAATGTCGCCACCGGCAAGATCGCCGATCTCGGGGTCACCACCGGCAAGATCGCTAACCTCAATGTAACCACCGGCAAGATCGCCGACGGCGCAGTGACCAGCGCGAAGCTGGACACGAACATCGCCATCAGCGGGACCCTGGCGGTCACGGGTCAGGCCACCTTCGGCAGCGTCGGGCAGTCGCTGGTCCGCAAGCAGTACGGGGACGTGTCGGCTACGGGAGCCTTTGTCGGAAACTTCAGCATCCCGTCGTGGACACAGCGGATCACAATCACTTGGATGGGAGTCAGCACCAATGGCACTGAACCGCTGTTCATCTGGCTTGGCCAAGGTTCATACCCAGCTCCAGCAGTCGGGTACGTCAGTCGCCTTCGGCGCGACGGAGTCGCCTACTATTCCGATACGGCCGGATTCAGGGTCACTGGTCCGCTGACGGCAACAAACAACTATTCAGGAACCGCCGTCATTGAACGGATCGATACTGCAGGAACTGTCTGGGTATGTTCAGGCACATCTTTCGACATGTCGGCCAACACCCTTGACACTTTCGTTGGCCGCTTCTCGAACGGCTCGACCATGGTGGACCGTGTCCAGATCTTCCCAGCCAACGGCCAGCTGTTTGACGGCACCGGCCGCATCGCGATCTCCTGGGAGTAAGCCATGCACGACGAACTCCTGATCGCCCTGGGCCGTCTCGAAGGCAAGATGGACGCACTGCTGAACATGCAGCGCCTCCAGGAAGACCGCCTCGACAAGCATGACGAGCGCATCCGCCAGCTGGAGAACCACAAGCATTACACCCTCGGCATCGCTGCCGTCATTGGGGCCTTGGCCTCTGCGGCAATCTCGTTCTCGGTACGCCTCATCAAACCCTAGGAAACACACATGCGAGTCACCAAGCTCTTCGACGCAATCTCCGTCAGCAACACCGGCACCACCAACAGCGCAGTCGTCCGCATGCGCATGCAGAACGACGAGGACGGCCTGCTGCAGGTCCAGATGATCTCAGGCGGCCCTACGGCTACCCTGAAGGTCCAGGGCCGGATCACCAGCGATGCCCCTTGGGTCGATGTCGCGCTCGATTCCGTGACCAACACCACGACCACCCAGGGCGGGTACTGGCTCATCCCGACCTTCCCTGAGATGCGCCTGAGCGTCACCGGATCGGGCAGCGCAGGCACGACCACGGTCAATGCCTGGATCGGGGACTGATCCATGGCTTCCGAGAAGATCCTCAGGGAGCTGCATGACCTGCTGGTCTCTGACCTGATCGCCAAGATCCGGTCAGGCACCGCCACGGCGTCCGAGCTGGGAGTCGCTCGGCAGCTGCTGAAGGACAACAACATCGACTCCAGCCCGCGCAAGGACTCGCCCATCATGAAGCTGTACGAGACCTTGCCATTCAGTCCTGCTGACGACGAAGTGATCTCGTGACCGACATCGATCCACGCCTGAAGGACTTCAGGAACTTCCTGTATGTGGTCTGGCATCACCTAGGGTTGCCAAAGCCCACAGGGGTCCAGTTCGACATCGCCGAGTTCATCCAGAACGGCCCCAGGCGTTCCGTCGTGGAAGCCTTCCGTGGAGTCGGGAAGTCGTGGATCACGAGCGCATACGTGTGTCACCAGCTGCTGCTGGATCCCGGCAAGAACATCCTCGTGGTGTCGGCGTCCAAGGGGCGTGCAGACGACTTTAGCACCTTCACCCTAAGGCTGATCGAGGAAGTGCCGATGCTGAATCACCTGCGTCCTAGGGACAGCCAGCGCTTCTCGAAGGTCGCCTTTGACGTAGGACCGGCGCCTCCCCAGCACGCCCCTTCGGTCACCTCGAAGGGAATCACCTCGCAGATCACCGGCTCCCGAGCCGACATCGTCATCGCCGACGACGTGGAGGTGCCAAACAACTCCGCGACCCAGATGATGCGCGAGAAGCTGGCAGAGGCCATCAAGGAGTTCGAGGCAGTCCTGAAGCCCAACGGCAAGGTCCTATTTCTCGGGACTCCCCAGACCGAGTCCTCGATCTACAACCTGCTGGCCGACCGTGGATACACCATCCGCATCTGGCCGGTCAGGTGTCCTGCAGAGAAGTCCTTGGTGACCTACGGCAATCGCCTGGCTCCTTGGGTATCGAACCTGAAGCCCGGCCAGCTGGTCGAGCCTGACCGCTTCGACGAGCAGGAGCTGATCGAGCGAGAGCTGTCCTACGGCAGGTCCGGGTTCTCGCTCCAGTACATGCTGGACACCAGCCTGAGCGACCAGGACAGGTACCCGCTCAAGCTGAATGACCTGATCGTCATGGACACGAACCCGGAGCTGGCTCCAGAGAAGCTGGTCTGGGCTTCTGGGACTGACCAGCAGGTCTCGGGCCTGCAGTGCGTCGGCTTCAATGGAGACCGCTACCACAAGCCCATGGCCATCGTGGGGGAATGGGTCCCCTATCAGGGATCCGTCATGGCCATCGATCCCTCGGGCCGGGGAGCCGACGAGACGGCCTATGCCGTGGTCAAGATGCTGAACGGGTTCCTGTACGTCACCGATGCAGGCGGCTTGGCTGGCGGATACTCGGCAGACGTGCTGGACAAGCTGGCCCAGATCGCCAAGACACAGAAGGTCAACCACGTCATCGTCGAGGAGAACTTCGGGCAAGGCATGTTCACGGAGCTGATCAAGCCCGTGCTGGCCAAGCACCATCCCTGCATGATCGAGGAAGTTCGCCACTCGATCCAGAAGGAAAAGCGCATTATCGACACACTTGAGCCGGTCATGAACCAGCACAAGCTAATCATCGACACGAGCGTCATCCGCAAGGACATGGTCCCCCTGAAGGAGGTCCCTGTCGAGAAGTCCCTCCTGTACCAGATGATGTACCAGATGTCCCGAGTGACCCGATCCAGGGGAGCCTTGGCTCACGACGACAGGCTCGATGCCCTAAGCATGGCCGTGGGCTATTGGGCCCTGCAGATGGCCCAAGACGCCGACAAGAAGATCAAGGCCTCCAGGGACCGTGCCCTGGACACTGAGCTGGAGAAGTTCATGGCAGCCGTGGTAGGCCGAAAGCCCCAGCCACAGGGATGGATCAGGCTGCCTGGCTAGGTCGGTCTCTAGAAGGCCCTTCCTGCGCCCGTGGATAGGCCTAGGATGTCACGGAAGGGTAGGGGTGGTACCCTGGTACCCCCCGAGGCTCGAAGCCCTAGAATCGCCTTTAATTGGCTCCTGCCCTAAGTCTTCCTTAGGTAATCCTCAAGTAACCCTCAGGACCCCCTACCCCCTCCGGGGGAGGACGACGCCAAGCATCCCAAATCAATTGGCTGAGCTTGTGGATGGGGGTAGAACATTTCACCCCTCCCTTTCTTAGGTCATCCCTAAGCATATGCTAAGGTACATGCTATAGGTAATCCTAGGCATATGCTTAGGGATAACCTTAGGAATTCACAAACAGGAATTACTACGGGTCCCCTATGCTAGGGTAATGATGTAGGTATACCTTAGCATAAGTCCAGGTAGAGGTGTAGCTAACCTTTAGGAGAGCCCAAGGCATGCCAAAGAGAATGACTGTCAAGATCGGTGACCACAAGTGGTCTGTCAGGTTCTCTCCCAAGCTCCAGGACTATGGGCACTGCGAAGTGACCGTTCACAAGGACGGTCGGGTATCCAGGACCATCATCGTCAGGGAAGGGCAGACGGATGCCCAGCTTATGGATACCCTGATCCACGAAGCCCTGCATGCGTACTATTGGGACATCCTGACCGAGAAGGCAGTGACGGTCTCTGCCAGGGACATCGCCAAGCTGCTTGGGAAGGTCTTCAGGGTCTCCCGCAAGTGAACTCTCTCCTCGGCCCAGGGTTGAGCTTAGGTGCTCCCTTGGGCTTTTCCCCATTCACTAATACGGAGTTGTTTTCCGTAATTGGAAATCCCGGCGTGTGTAGAAATGTGCACACTTTCTGACAACTGTAAGCGTTTTGATCCACTTCCCCTGAACCCAGGCCGCCCTTCCGTTGATCTCAATCCATCGCCCGGACGGGCCAAGAACAAGATGCCGTGAGTTACCGGCAATGTGGGTATTGGTAATCCCACACGCAAGGGGGCCTGGGACTGGTCGTCTGGGAAGGACAGATCATCCAGGATCTGGCAGTCTGGGGAGGACAGCCTTTACAAGGGCTATTTGGTGGCCGTAGACCCCCCTAGGATCCGTCCGAAGGCTAAAAGGGTACCCTGGGTGCCCCTAAGGCTCCGAAGGCCGTATAGGGCATTCCTGTAGCAAGTCCCCTAGGTCAACCCTGGGCAGCCCATTCGGCATAGGCCCGGGACTTGGGGAAGTCGGCCTTGTCGATCCCAACCCAGATGGCGTGCCAGACTTGGCCCCTTCGGGCCAGGTAGGCGTACTTGTGTGCCTTGTTTGGCAGCTTGTAGGAGATGAGCTTTAGGGGTGCCTTGGGCATGCCTTAGGGTATCAGGCATCCCGGACCAATTTGGTAAAAAAATCTTTTAGCCTGTACGTTAGGCGTTGCCCGGCTGCCGCCCCCCAGCCCCCTCCCGGCGTCCACCCCGGCGCTGCCCCCAGCCGTGCCCAGCCTCGTGCCGGGGCTCGCCCGGGCTCGTGCTCGTGCCTGCCCTGCGTGTGCCTGCCGTGTGCCCGGGGTCCTGCCCAGCCTGTGCCCGGGGCTCACGCCCAGCGTGCCCAAGGGACCGCCTAGGATGCCCTAGGATCCGTCCGGAGGGGTTGGGGGGTACCTAGACACCTCCCAGCGCTGCACGCCCGCACAGGGCAGCGTAGTGGCTGGGGCGCTGGGTGGGGTCCGGTGTGCCCTAGTTATCGGTCGATTCCCTTTGTCCACGTTGTTATCGGACCTAAGGGTGCCCAGCGTCATGCTGGCGTCTGCCCAGCGTCATGCTGGCGTCTGCCCAGCGTCATGCTGGCGTCTGCCCAGCGTCTGCCCAGCGTCATGCCTGAGCCCTGCCCAGCGTCTGCCCA